AGTGCTTAATTTTAGATGCCTCACCTTTACCTGTGTATGGTGCAAACTCAAACGCACCTTTAGGCAATCCAAAAGATGCGCTAACAACCTTGCCCTCACCTGCGTAGTTACCCATAACATACATAGGCTTACTCTCTTGCTCAGGCTGTGCAAGTGCATCAACAATACGCCTAGCTATAAAACCTTCCCAATGCTCACTCTTTGGCGGGGCTTCATCGTTGCACAAGATTTCATAAACTAATTGAACTTGCGGGTCATCAAATTTAGCAACTGGCTCAGGCTGTGCGAGTGCGTGTTGTAACGCCTCAATAGCTTTTGCTTTGTTAGACCATTCCGAATCGTGTGGAAACTCAAGAGCATCCAACGCTTCCTGTAATAGTTTACGGTCAGTCATGCTTGCTCTCCTGTTGCCTTGGCGCTTGCTGCTTGTGCGTCATCCCACAAATTTGAATAACTCGCAACATGACCTTTTTCTTGGGCAGCGCAAAGCTGCTTCAACACCTCAAGCAACTCCGGCGCAGCGGCGATTAGTCGGGCGTTAGCTTTTGCTTCAGTTTTAGAATATCCCGCATAAATTACTGAGCAAACGGGATCATTATTTGCCGAACGAATTATCAAGTCATAGTCGTAACGGTTTTCGCCAATTAACCACGGTGCTGCTGTGTGCTTAGTCATTCTTCAATCTCCAAAGGCCAAGCCTTGCCGCCGATGCGTTTCACACCGTCAGCTCTGAGATGATTGTCTGCAAGGCTGTTCGCAAGACATTCGTGGTCACATTGATACGCCGCCGCCGTATTGGGATACAAATTCACCCAAACTGTGCGCTTCTTGGGAGCCATGCGAAGTTCATTGCCTGTGCGTCTGTACATGAGGTGCTTATGCTCAACAACATATTCACCCTCACTATCAATACCAACAAAATGCACAAGCGCACTCATGCTTGTTTCATAGATCGGATCACCACGCTTGGCGGCTTCTAAGTCAAATGGTTTCATTTCGTTACCTCATCAAGTGCGTAGAGTGGTTGTGATTCACCTTTTATTGAACCCCCGGGGTTTTTTAAAGATGAGGGATACCGCAATCCATCCAATACATCTTTAACCATCCACGCCACAGGCCCGCTAGGCTTGAGTGACTCCAAAATTTCAGCACAAAGACCTGCGTTATACGGATGCCCAAGCCGAATCAACACGGATGTCAATCCTTTTAAATTTTCGATCTGCTCTTCGCTAATAAGTGCGTATTTCATTTCGTCATCTCATCAAGTGCGTAAAGTGCTGTGTTCAAATGTGGGTGTGTTGTTTCATTAAACAGTACCCCTTGACTATCCATGTAGCCCACAGGCGTCAAATCCCGCAACTCACGAGCTGCGGCAAGGGCTTTGTTTATTTGATTCCATTCGCTTATAAATCCGTCCGTTAATTTAAGACCTGTTTCAAGCGCATCTATGATTAAGTCAATCCTTTTCATACAATCCCCGCCCAGTTATCGCCCATATAGTTTTTAAACGCTGGGCTTGGTTCGCTTCTTGCTCTGATTGTTTTGGCGGCATAATTACCCTCAACAAGATCATGCCCCCAGTTATCACACAACTTCGCACAAGCCTCACGCTCGTCTAACACCGCTTGCTGTAGCTGTCGTATGTACTGCGCTGCTTCACTCTGCTCTTGGTGCGTCATGAAATAACCGTGTTCCAAGTTACGCAGTATTTGGTTAGGGCTTAGTGGGTTCATGCTGATTCCTTGTTTTAATAATTTTTTCCATCATGCGTTCTTTAGCCTCTTGCAACGGTTGAGCGCACTCGCTACACAGGTCGGCATTGACACCAAATAAAACAAACGCATTGCCTCTTTGGGGTTGCGGCGTTGTATAGCTTGGAAAACTTGCCCAGTTGTAGTTTTCAGTCATAATGATTTTCTTGCACCCATCGCACTCATGGTTGTAAGTAATTTTGATTGTCATATCGCCCCCGTAAAACTCAAGACAAGAAAGGCGGTAAAAATCCCGATGATGTAACCAAGAATTATGTAATCAAATTTATCGTTCATACAATCCCCGCCCAGTTATCACCCATGTAATTTTTAAACGCTGGGTTTGGTTCGCCCCTCAATGATTTAGCAATCTGACCGCACAGCCGGATATGTTCAGCGTAGTCATCGCTTAAAAATACTTGCAACGCCTTACCGTCTTTATCTTTAAGCTGTGCGATTGCAATGCAAATAGCTTCAGCCCAAGACTCTGTAGTGTTTTGTGCCATCAATGGCGCAATAAAATCCCTATCTTGTTTGGTCATGCTTCCACCCCATCAATCCAAGCATCAAGCTGTTCATGCATCCACTGGCGGCGAGCTTCTGCAAGGGTCATGTCTTTATCGCCGACAATCACCTCGACTGTGCTTGCCATCTCTTCCTCAAACTGAGCGCCCTTGGTGAGCGTCATAAGGCCAAGAGACGTTGTGATGGTGACAACCGTACCCTTCATGTTGATTGCTGTTTCAGTATTCATTTTTTTTCCTTTTCAACCCATTTGCCAACAAAGTATCCCGCTATGAACGGGATGATAAACAACATCATAAACATCGTAAAAGTTAAAAACCGCTCGATGTAATACAGCATCTCAACATCCTCCCCCGCCACCTTTGGGCTTGCGTTGATCTATCTCTGCGTTGGTCAAATACCTGCCGTTTTCAAAAGGCGCACCCGCCCCGCCAACAGCGTATTGGGCGTATTTATCCGCATCACCACCCAATCCGCCGCCCTGACTCACAATAGGGGTAAGCCATTGCCGCATATTTTCAGGGTAGCGATACTGCCCCTGCGGGATCATTGTGCCGCCCTTCACAAAGCACAGTTGCAAATGGTCTTTAATCATTTTCCACTGCGCTTTGGTAGGCTCTTTGCCACCGTTCATTTCAACAAAGCCTTGCAGCCAGTATGCGAATTGATCATGATTCATTTCACACCCCCTGTCATAGCCCGATCAACCTCAGCGTTCATTTGCTGCTCGGTCACCATAAAAAGTTGTGATGTGTATTTATTCAACCAACGATACCGCTCGGCATCTATCCGTAACCGATCAATCTCTGCGGCCTGTGCCGTGACATGACTCTCAAGCTGATCAATTAATGTTTGCAGTTCACGATGTTCTTTCATTTCAATGCCCCTCGATCTCTTGCTTTTTCAATAATGGCCTCAAGCTCTAACAGCGTGTAGCGACCATTTAAATCAATACATTCACCACCGTATGGCACTTCGTAAAAACTGCTGTCGATCTTAATCTTCTTGCCCTTACCGCCTGCGGCTGTAACTTCACTAAACGCATACCGCCCACGGATACGAACAAACTCATCATCAGGGTCAGGCTTAAAATCCCTAACCCTATCTACAACCTGAAATTCAACACGCTCATAAACATCAAACTTGTTTTGCAATGACTGAACAAACCATTGAAGGGCGCTTAAAGCGATGTCGGCATGTTCCCTTCGCACAATATACTCATGTGTTTCAGGAACAACACGGAACAATTCGGAAGAAGCAAGATTGTCTAAGTATTCTTTGATTGGGTGCAATTTCATTTCATCTCCGGAAGTTTAAACGTCACGTTAATCTTCAACCCATCCATCGAATACGGGTCTTTTAATTCGCAGATGTTTGTGACAATTTGGTTTGTGTACTCTGTAAGAATTGGCTCAATGTCTTTGACAATCAGCTCAATAAACTTTTGCCTGATTGCGTCTTTGACTGTTGAGTGTATTGCGCTAGATAAAATTGACGTTATATTCATGCCGCTTACGATAGCCATAATTTCCTCAGGGTTAAAGATTAACTAAAACAAACTTCTCAAGTGGTACATCGTAAAAATATTCACCGCCCTCAACATACTTATTATTTACCTCGACCAACGGCGAACCCAAAACATCTTCAGCAGTACAGTAATAACCATGCTCGTAAGAAGATGACACTACAAACATGACTGTTGGCATTTCATTCTCCAAAAGCTTCTTCTTTCGTGCTGCGATGTGGATGGTCTTATGAGGGCACTCCGAAGTCAGCCAGTGGCGAACCTCAACCTCAATAAAACCTACCCACCTGTTGTCACGTTTAACAATCAGATCAATGTCGTACTCAAAGAAGTCATGAGCCTCGGCATCCCATTCATTACGCACAAAAGCCTTTACGGCCTCACAACCTTTCTTGTCATTATGGTCAAACAGTTCTTGGCTAAATGGCTTGGTCATTTCACAACATTCCAATGATGCCCACCGCCTCTACGCATCGTTTCCATAGACACTTTGTGCGTCAGTCCTGCTTGCCTAGTTTTACGCATGTCTTGTGTATGTTCTCTTGCATCTTTGACATGTCTTGTCGATGGCTTAACCCCCGTAGAATCCCAACGCTCTATATGCTTTGCTAGTGCCAATCGTTTGTTGTTGTCATCGGTGTCCCACAGCTTGTTGTTAATTGAGTTCATAGCAAGAGCGCACCAAGCCCTGATGTCAGTTTTAAAGTAATAATGTTTATTTTGATCATCGGGCATCCAAGGGTACAAGTCATGAATTTTTGAATAGTCTGAATCACGCAAACCAACAGCAGACAAGTAGGTTTGTATAGTCCAATTTTTTACCCAACCAACTATAAAATATTGAGCGGCTTTTTCTTTTTCAAACGGCATCACCTAGCCTCTTTCTTTGGTGCGCTGATAACACTGGGCGCATCTTCTATTATTGATCGGCGTTGTATGATTCTTAACATCACAAACGGTTTAAACGGCTTAGTCACTTTGCCTGCTCCTTCTTTCTTTGACGATGTTGCATAGTCTGATTTCCAACCGTTGTGCTTGTTTGTCATATTGATTCCCGTTAAACCACCATTTTAAGAGGATCAACAGAAAACAATACAGAACGTACAGGCTAAGTTCGAGCATTGACTTTCCTCTCAATCATGGCATCGGTCTGAGCTTTGTCTGCAACTATCACAGCCTTCTCCCAAGCCGCACACCATACGTCATAGGCAAACGACTCAGACTTTGTGCCAAGCCTGTTGTCGTACCATTCTCGAAACTCTTTATCACGCTCGTTCATTTATCACCCTCAGCCGTAATTGATGTACGTTTGTGTTTGCCGCCGCTCACAACAGAAGTTGTGCTATTGGGGCATCGTGCAACTGTAATGCTAGAGCCGCTACCATCTCTAATATAAAAAAACTTACAGTCTTTTAAACCATCAGGCAGGACAGGAAAATCTAATTGACTCGCACTAGGCGTACAGCCTGTGATTGCCAATAAGACGCACAACAAAATAAATTTGTTCATTTTTTATCCCTCACGGCGTTAGCCGCAGCCATTACACCCATGCGCCATGTATCCTTTACGGGAACCATTTCAATTTTAGTAAAGTCATCAAGCAACTTCGCACAAGCTTCACGCTCTGCCACACGACCACCTTCAAATGCCAAAGCAAGCAACTCCATAATTTCACGACTTGCTGCCATGCCTTGCATTTTTGCCAAACGCCATTGCTCGAATGGTGAATCATTCATCCTTAACCTCTTCGTAAGTCAACGCAAAAATGTCATGCTTGCAGGGGTAATGCTCACCCTGTACGCCGGTGATAATCCAATCGCCAATTGATACCTGATGCCAACCCTCAAGTGTTTCGATTGCATAAACCCTATAAAAGCTGTAAACATTCGAGGCAGGGCGCAATGATGATGAGGGGATAATAATTCCATCAGCATTTTTCCATGCGTCAACAACAGCAGGATGATCGCCTATCTCGAACCATTGCGTTGCTTCAATGATTACAGGTTTTTTTCTGAATTTCATTTTCTTGCCTTATGTTTTTTGGCCAACTTGTTAATGTGATCAGACATCTCTTTCTTTTTCATGGCAAGAGTCTTTCGTTGCTCGTCAGTCAAAATCTTTTTAGGGTGAGACATCGATGCAACAAAGTCCATGTGATCATAAAGATGCTTTGGTGGTATTAGGCCAGTTGTCATGCCGCCGGTTGTCATGCCGACTGACCCACGAACCTTATCAAGAACGCTTTCGTCAATTTTTTTCTTGAGCCTATCGGCAATCACCGCCATCTCCCGCTCACGCTCTTCTCGTGACATATCGGCGTACGTTTCTGCCGTGTGCCACACCTCAGCACCAACGGTACTGGTGGTTAGGACACCTCCGCCTAATCCAACGCCTAATCCACCGCCCCCACCACCGCCACCACCAACATAATAGGCAGCACCAGTGCGAATCTTCCAAGTATCGGAAGATGGGTCGTAAGTCGTTGTAGACGGCACAATAGGCACAGGATCACCCCAACGAATGTCACCCATAAACGATTTAGGCTTTTCTACTGGCGGCGGTATATGGCGAAGAGCTTCATCCACAGCCATAGAGGGTGGCATAGGCCAAACAGCAATAATCTCAGGTTCGCCGACCTTGTGTGTATCAAGACCCGCCATCGCAATGTGACGCTCTAGTGCAGGCAAAGACATCTTTCTGATCGGCACACTCTTCATGCCTGAGGAGGCTTCCATGCCTCCTGTAAAGGCCTTGGAAAGAAGGTTCTTTAGCTCGGTGCTAACGCCGAACCCTCCCATATTTTCTTCCCACCAAATTTCAAATGGTTCTTTCATGCAAGCCTCCAAGCTACGACAAGTTTTCCTGACCCCGTGCTTCCCTGTTGTGTTTAAACAGGTAGTCATTCCTGTACTCAGTAGGTGGAATCCAGTTGCAGCGTTGTCTCCACAGCGCCTGACAATCGCTACCGGCGGCGTACTTAAATGCTGAGTTGGTCTCTGTGAGTTTGGCTTCCATTATTCTTCCCCAATCTCAAGACTACCCACGCCCCTGAAAATCTCAAGACCACCCTTGCGTTCACCTTCTCTAGGCACGGTAGCCTTGATCACGCCACTGCCAAAAATCTTAGATGCCAGTACAGTGCAGCTACTCTGCATTGACCTGACTTCCAAGTCATTCTTCTCAAAGAACTCTTTGGCAAAGAATATCTCGTCACCAATCTCCATCGCCTCAAAGCCATGATCACGCAAGAGCTTGGTATAAGTGCCCATTGGTTTGTTCATCTCCTTCCTGACCTTGCGCTTACGCTTTTCAACAACCTCAAGGCCGTTCGTGATCAGAGTACCGTCAGGGAACTTGACGGCGTATTCGTACCCGACAGCCTTCAGTAAAGTCAGGGCACGGTCAATTGCAATTTCTTTCTGTGTGTTCATTTTTAAGCCTCAGTTTTAGATTTACGTTTCTTAACTACACTTACAATACCCTCAGGGACTTCTTTCTTTGCGTACTTAGCCTCAATCATTGCGTCAGCATAGTTGTACGAGGCTTCGGCGTAGTCGGCGATGGGGAAAACATCCCCCCTAGACAACAAGCCTTGCAACGCCAACCCTGCAAACAAGTCCCTCAGGTCTTCATCGTTCATGGCCTTCTCCGCTTGGTCTTCTTCTCGATGTCATCGCACACGATCTGTGCGAATGACTTACCTGAAGGAAACATCATCTGCCCACCCTTCGAGGTCTGAACGACCTCAATGGCAACGGCTAGGCCCTCATTGAATCCGGTGATGTACGGGTCACGCTTATCCCTCATTCGTAGCTGTAAGCCCTCCCTGACGATGCCTGAGGCCGACATGCCCTCCTCAGCAGCATAGTCAGTCAAGACCGCAGCTTCGACAGGATCAAGATAGATCATTACCGCCTTCTTTTTAGAACGGGTCACTGCTTTTCCACTGCTCATAATCAGCCACCATGTTATTGAATAACTCTTTAGCCGCTGCGTTGCCATTCAGTTCTGTGCGTGATGTGATGCTGCACAGTTCGTACATGGCCTCGATAGCTGCCTCCTCAGACTTCTCTGTTGCCGCACCGGTCTCGACCAACCAAACCTGAAACTCTCTCGTGCGGCACAAGATGCCTGCTTTCTTGACAAGGGTCTCGTAGGGCGTAGGGGACTCATCATCCTGAATACGCACCAACGCTACCGCATACCGTGCCCCGACATAATCCCTCATCATCTGCTCAGGGATTTCGTCAGGGTGGATGTTTAACGTCAAGACAAAGCCGGTACGATCCTGTTTGAGAGCGACCTTAATAGCCTCGAATTGAAGAGCGTCCATCACTTTTCCTTCTTTAGCTTACGCTCAAGCTTTTTAATGTGATCCACGGCGTTTTTATACGCTTCAAAAAGCTCGTCATATTTTTGTGACATAAGCTCCATAGAAGCCTTCGCCATGTGAAGCCCAACGACTGCCATCTCAAGGCTTTTCTCGGCCTTCTCAAGCTTTGCTTCCACCGTGAGTACGGGTTTCTTTGATGTGGTCTTCTTAACTGTTTTCTTGGTAACCATGTTTAAACTCCTAGAAGGGAACGTCGGAATCCAAATCGTCAAGGCTTGACGATGGGGCTGCAAATGATGGGGCTGCTGCGGCCTGAGGGTTGCTCAGGGAAAGGGATAGGAACGTGCCGCCTGACTTCATCGGCTTCTTCCACCCTGCGATACGAACCTTGGCGATACCGCCTTCGGCCACCAACGAACGAACGTCAATTAACAACTCGCCGCTGTAGTCGGGAGAGTTTTCTTTCTGCTTCGTTTTGTTGGCGAACAGTGTGCCCGTATTCGGGCGGGGTTCAAATGGTTTGTCGTAGGCCATGCTTTACTCCTTGGGTTGAAATTTAGCTTTTAACTCTGTGAAACAATCACGCAGATGAGCGAACAGCACTGGGTTTGCTTTCTTGATCACATCGATCTGTGTTTGGTTAGCCTTCCATGCGCCGACCAGTTCCGACTCTTTGTCCTGAACAGCAGCCCACTCGATCAGCTTGTTCACAAACAACTCATGGTCTGTCGTTGGCTCGGCCTTGGTCTCGGCCTTAGTCTCGACAGGCTTTGAGGCTGCTTTAACGGGCTTTGGAGCTTCCGCAGGGGCTAGGGTGTCCACTGAGTCATGCTCCACGATATCAGCGGCGAGGAGCCATAAATAACGGCGCATGTAGGTGTGTGTAGAACCCAAATCCTGAATGGCCTGACCCTTTGGGTTATTGGCAAAGACCATCGGGCTGATAAATTCAATCGATGTGCCATCTTCTGTGTCATAGACGGTCAGTGTGGCCTGCTCGGTTGTGAAGCGAACGACACCGCACAGACCAATCTTGTTGAAGATTTGATTGATCGATGGGACGAAGTCACCCAACTCGAAGTATTCGTAGCCTGCGAACTTGTTCTTGCCTGACTTCTTGATGTCGGCAGACAGGAAGTCTGTGCGAGCCTGCTGTAGTTTTTTGTAAACAGTCATACCATTCCCTTTACTTTGTTGATTAATTCTTCGGCTTCTTTTTCGGCATCAGAGTTGTTCATCAACTCTTTCTGCTTTTCGATAAAGTCCCATGTGTTGCCAAGCAGGCCAAAGTACTGAGCCTTTCCTGAGCCAAGCTCCATTGCCATGTGCGCTGCCACGAAGGTCAGGGCTGCAACAACCTTTGATGCAGTGATGCCGTCAATAGTCCCTTCGGGTGAGCCGTTCTTCACCGAAAGCTTTTCCATCTCTCCCTGCATCATGAAAGAAATATCTTTGGCAATCGCAAGGATGCTGTCCCCAGTTTTATCAAAGTCCATCGTCACTCTCCTCAAATTGTTTGCTGATATCATCCCAAGCCTCTGCCGCAGAAGCCAAGTAGCCTTCTTTGTCAGCCCCATCAGTGATTGCCATTGCAATCGAGATAACGCCCAGTGCAGACGCAATCAATTGCAAAGATGTATCCCCGTCAAAGCTTTCTTTGAGGAACTCATCAATCTTTTTTACCGCTTCGCTTACAGTCATTTCCATCATTAAGCCTCTCTTTGTCGTAACATCGCATCAGCGATTTGATATGCCCTTGTTGCGGCCTGCTCATCCCAAGCCTCCACACCCTCCTTGCCGTTGAAACTTGTTGGGAAATTCCAGTCACCTGAAATTATTCCGTTGATGATCACCATCGCTAACCTATCTCTGAGGGGGATGATCGCACCCTCTGTGAACAAAGAATCAAGACTCACTTTCGGTCTCCTGTTGACGTTTAAACTGTGAACACCACTGGTTAACACCGCAGTAGTTTCCTGTGCAGCGTACCGACTCACCCTTGCGGATTTGAATGTATGTCTTGGGTGTGGCCTTGACTAACTCCTGTGCCTCGACCTCAGAATCAAAGATGCCGCCGCTGATCGCCCGTTTGCCACCCTCTTTGAAGACGGCGTACTTGGTCTCACGCATCCAACGATCCTCGTCAGTACATTCAGGAAGCTCTTCGTTGAAGTCAGAGCTAACCTTAGCCATGCGGTGAAGCTCGATCCGATTACGCACAAAGGCTTCGGTCTCGCTAAAGGGCAGCAGGGGAATCTCAACCATCTGTGCCTGCCCCTGAGGGTAGTTGGGGTTGGTCATGGCCTCACGCCGTGCCCAATCACGGATGATGGCGCAGATCATTAACTTGTTGATCTTCTTGCCGGTTGATTTATTGATCAGCCAAGCGTAGATGTTTAGCTGCTGAACCCAATCAATCTTGTCTTGGCGTAGTGCCCAAGCACTGGTGAATTTATAGTCGGTGATGTCAACGCCATTGTCACCGTCTGTCTGTAGGTCAACCGCACCCGACAGAACAACGCCGTCCACCTCAACGAAGATACGCTCTTCTTTGACATGATCCTTGACGTTGGTGTCTTCCATGATCTTATGGATGGCAGTGCCCATGACAGCCCAAAGCTTGTCAGTGACATCTTGCTCCATCTCATGGTAGTGTGCTTGACGCAGACGCTGTATGCGGGGCGGTGACATGATCTCTGTGACTGAGTAGTCAGACTGCCCACGGCTATAGCCATCGATCTTAACGGCCTCGACTAGGGTGTCGGGTAGCAAAAACTTATTAGTTATCAACATTTTTTAATTTCCTTTTTGTGATCCAACCTTTTTTGATACTTTCAGACCTCTTGCGCCTTGCTTCTTCGGTTTGCGACTCAGGGGATGCCCAATATGTTTTTATTCTTTTTGACATAGCCTCCCTTCCTGCGATGCTTTCTCTATAAGACCTGTTCCTGTCTGATTGCAGCTTTCTCATTTCCTCTGTTGAGTAAGCTTCTTTGCGGGAAATCTTCTGTTTTTCTATATAAGATTGATCAGCCCATATTTTTTTGCGGGACTCTGAGGCCTTTTTTCTTGCTTCATCAGTCCACTGTGACTTCCTAATATCAGCCATGCGTTTTGCGTTTTCTTCATTAGAAAAAAATAACTTTAATTTATTAGAAATATTTTTTTTAGTTTCTGTCGAATGCTTGTGGCCAGTCGTTCCATCACCACCCAATGTAAAGTTTGCAACAGCCAAGCCATCATTTTTATACCGGTCAATGAGTCTTATCTCATCTTGGAATGCTTCCTCTGCCGTTTCCCATTCAGAAATTATCTCTACCGTGTACCCATGTTTTGCTACTATTTTTTGCCATAGATCGTTGCGGTCATGCTTCGAGTAAGCTCTCTTATTAGTTCCTTTGCCAACATAAAAAACCTTTCCAGTATCATTTCTGATGTGGATATAGGTGTAGTATTTTTTGCTCATGGTGATTTAATTGTGTTTGTTGGTGATTTTCATAATTTAACAAACAAAGCAATTTCGAGCAAGAACTTGTTGGTAATCTTCATTTAAGCCTCCAGTTGGAATACACATAATAGCAAAAGGAAATCAACCATGCAAGTGCTTTCGTTAATTATTTTTGGGGAACCGGCATCAAAAAGTAATTCAAGGCGTGTTGTGCGCTTCGGCTCTATGTCACGACTGATCAAATCGGCCAAGGCTTTGTCTTATGCTGATGCGTTTAAACAGCAAATGGCTGGCCGGGAACACGAACCGTTCACCGGGGATGTCTCCGTTGAGATGACAATCCACTACGCATCACGCAGGCCTGACCTCGATGAGAGCCTGATCCTTGACCTGCTACAGGGGGTGGCTTACCTGAATGATCGTCAGGTGAAAGAGAAGCACATCTATTGGGGGCTTGATAAAGAGAACCCCCGCTGTGAGATCACAGTCACCAAAAAATAAAGCCCCCATTACTGGAGGCTTTACCGACCCTGAGGAGTCTTACTTGGGCGGAGGCTTAATTCTGAACCAAGTGAAATAATTATACAGCAACGTTCGTATAACCAAAATTCACCAAAACATAGCGGTTTAGTTAAAACCAGTTAAAACAAATAACCAAAATTCACCAAACCCCCTATATGGGGGGTGAGGTAATTTGGTTGTTAACGATTAACCATGCGAACGTTCGTGCTACAATATCGTGCGCCTGTGGTGACTGTACCGGTTTGTGACCCGATTGGAATTAGCTACCGATGGGAAGATCAAGATGATTCACAGGAGTCATGGGCGCACCCACCCACCTAAGAGGCTTAATATGGCAACCCAAAGAGTTTATGTAGTCGGCACACCTGACGGCGCAGTTCGTCTCGTAAAAGCAACAATCCGTTCGCAGGCGTTAACGCATGTGGCAAACAGCATGTTCACCGTTCGAGTGGCATCTCAGGATGATCTGATCTCTCAGATCACAGCAGGCGTAAAGGTCGAGTCTGTGAATGACGGAGACCAGTTAGCCCTCGAAGTGTAAGGTTGTAAGTGCGGGGTGATCAGCGTTAGCTCCTGATCAGTGACGATGTGGTGTTTGAATAAATCCTGCTTTATGGAGACTCTGCACTTGCATTAATTTTTAAACCTGTTTATGATCTGAACTACTGATGGCTTGGTAACCCATCGGTAGTTCACAGAAACGAATAGAACGCCCTAATAAGGTGGCTTCGTCAAAGCTAGAGATAAGATGTCTGTGCATCCCTCTATGTGGCAACCAAGCCTAAAGCCTCCTTATTAGGGCTTTTTGTTGTCTGTCACAAACTGGTGAAGCGGGGGCATAACCCACCCCTTGATGATGTAGATGCGACAGACTCAGATAAACGTAGCGAATGGGGCAAGAGGCCTAAACAGCCTGTGAAAAACCCAAGTCTTCGGACTAGCTTAGATAAACGAGAGCATCACCAAGAAATTGGTAGCCCCGACACTCGGGTGAGGTTTAATTGCCGAAGGCTTTTTGGACTTGTTAAAGCTGTGTTGTCTTGATGGGGCTGTGTTGTCTTGGTAACGCTGAGTAAAAAGATTTTATAGTTTTCAAAAGCGGTGCGTGGGGATTATTATGAAAAGCAACTCAGAGATAGTTAAAGAAATACTGGAGTACAGAAAAGACTCAAAGCCTGTTACGTCCAGTTTTAAAGATAGCGCATACACAGTTCTTGATGTCCCTTATGAGGACAGGAAAAGGGCTAGTATATTAGGGGCTAGATGGAACAGGGTTTTGCGGAAATGGTGCGTGTCAAATGATATTGATAAAGCTCCTTTTTCCCAGTGGTTAAAATAAACAACCGGAAAGATCATGGCACGCAATTACAAAAAAGAGTACGAGAATTATCAGGGCACACCCGCCCAAATAAAGAACAGGGCACAGCGCAACAAGGCTCGTGCGATGATGGTCAAGGCGGGGCGGGTATCCAAGGGTGACGGCAATGATGTCGATCACGCACAGCCGTTAAGCAAAGGAGGTACGAGTACCACTAAGAATCTGAGGGTCAAAACAGCTAGTTCAAATAGATCGTTTAGTCGCAACCCAAACGGGTCTATAAAAGTTAACAAGAAGTAATCGCAGGAGGCTTAATTGAATGTTGCAGAATCAATCAGTCATCTCTATGGTGACACGGGTAGGATTCCCTGCCCCGAATGCTCACACGAGCGTAAAAAGAACAATCAAAAGGATTGCGTTGTCACCCGTGGCGATAAGGGATGGGTATGGCATTGCCACCATTGCGCCGCCAGTGGCCTCCTACCCTTCAACCGAAAAGAGAACAACGTGATCCCTTTAACAAGACCGACCCCTGTAATCGTCACCAACGAGCTACAACAACAGCATTATGATTTCCTCGCAACACGGGGCATTTCAAAACAAACAGCAGACAACGCACAATTATTTTCAGAAGAGAAGTACTTCGCCCGACTGGGCAAGACCTCTGACTCAATTGCCTTCCCGTATTACAAAAGCGGCAAGCTTGTCGCAGCAAAGTACAGAAGCATTGAATCAAAAGACTTCACCCAATCAGGCGGTGGGGCACAAGACTTCTTCAACATCGACAGCATAGACCCATCCAAGCCCATCGTCATTGTCGAGGGTGAGATCGATGCCCTTACCCTAATCGAGGCCGGTGTCGAGAACGTCCTCTCAGTGCCTTCAGGTGCGCCTATGAAGGTGGTTGATGGCAAGGTCGATGCATCAGAAGACCGCAAGTTCGCCTTCGTATGGGCAGCGCACGAGATTCTAAAGAACGCACCCTATGTTGTCATAGCCACCGACACCGACTCAGCAGGCCAAGCCTTGGCCGAGGAGCTTGCTCGAAGGATTGGCAAAGATAAGTGCAGGGTTGCCAAGTTCGAGTACAAAGACCTGAACGAAGCTTTCCTAGACAAGGGCGCAGACCTTGTCAGAGAGATCATCGCCAAGGCCGAGCCTTACCCTGTCGCAGGGCTTTCACAGGCCAGTAAGTTTGAAGAGCGTTTAAACGACCTGTGGGGCAGGGGTACTGGGAAAGGAAGTTCTACGGGATACTCGAATGTGGATCAAATCTACACAGTCGCACAGGGTCAGTTGACCATCGTCACCGGCTACCCAAGCTCAGGCAAATCTAACTTCATCGATCAGCTTATGGTTAACCTAGGCCAAGCCCATGATTGGAAGTTCGCAGTATGCTCGTTCGAGAATCAGCCCGAGGTTCACATCTCAAGGCTGATGGAATTAAAGACCGGCAGACGGTTCTTTGAGGGCACACACCGCATGACTGAGGAGGACAGGACAGAGTCCTTTAAATGGGTCAATGACCACTTTATCTTTCTTGACAGCGAGACAGTCGAGCCTTCAACCATTGAACACATTTTGGAGCGAGCAGCAGTCGCTGTTGCCCGATTGGGCATCCGAGGCCTTGTGATCGACCCATACAATTACATCGACAACAAATCGAACACCTCAGAAACCGAGTTCATCAGCAGCATGTTGACCCGTGTTCAGGCCTTCGCAAAGATGTACGGGGTGCATGTGTGGTTCATCGCCCATCCTGCCAAGTTCACCCGTTCAAACATGGATTTGCCCCGCCCTGATGGCATGTCGATTTCAGGCTCGATGGCGTGGTGGGCGAAGGCCGATTGTGGTCTCACAGTTCACCGCACCAAGACCAATGACGTAGAAATAGCTGTGTGGAAGTGCCGGTACAGATGGGTCGGCACAAACGGCGAGACCAAGCTTGGGTACAACAAAGTCACTGGCTCATATTTTGAGACTTATGACGAGTTCTAACCAGCGGTTAACCAGCAGACTGTTTAAACGGTTTACTAAATCACCAGACAAAAAAAATCCCCGCCAAGGCCGAAGCCAAGGCGGGGACAGGTTACAAACTATCATGC